AAGGTGATGAAAAAGCTCGTCCCGAAGGCCTGGATCAAGAGCAAAAACGAGACGGATTTGAAGATCGAGCTGGTGAACGGCAGCACGATTGAGCTGAAGGGCACAGAAAACGCAATGGCCCTACGCGGCCGCAGCTTGGCTGGCGTGGTGCTGGACGAAGCCGCATTTATGTCCAGCGAAGTCTGGTTCGAGGTCATCCGCCCCGCCCTTGCTGACAAACAAGGCTGGGCACTTTTCATCTCCACCCCGGATGGTACCGCCAGCTGGTTCTACGAACTCTGGCAATACGCCGATAGCGGTGACGAGAACTGGAGCCGCTGGCAATTCACGACGATTGAAGGCGATAACGTCCCGCCTGAAGAAATCGAAGCCGCGAGAGGCCAACTCGACGCCCGCACCTTCCGCCAAGAATTCGAGGCGAGCTTCGAAAATCTCAGCGGTCTCGTTGCAGTTTCCTTTGGCGACGAAAACATCAGCACGGAAGCCGCCGACATTTCTGTCCTCCCACTACTCCTCGGGGTGGACTTCAACGTGGACCCCATGTCGGGAATCTGCGCCGTCCGCAAGGACGACATTCTCTACGTCTTCGACGAAATCATGCTCACTGGTGGAGCCACCACTTGGGATTTCGCCGAGGAAGTAACCCGCCGTTTCGGCGTGGATCGCCGCGTTATTGCCTGCCCGGACCCCACTGGTGGCGCCCGCAAAACCAGCGGCGTGGGCCTCACCGACCACAACATCCTCCGCCGTAGCGGCTTCAACGTCTCCAGCCCGAAAGCCCCCTGGAAAATCCGCGACAAGATCACCTCGGTCAACACCGCTCTCCTTGACGCAACTGGGACGCGCCGCACCTACATCCACCCCCGCTGCAAGGAACTGATCAAGTCCTTACGCACCCTTACCTACGCCCCCGGAACCGGCCTCCCCAACAAAAACCTTGGCGTGGACCACGCTTTCGACGCCTTCGGGTATTTATGCCTACAACAATTCAACCTCGCCAAGGCCGGCACCCTGGGCCAAACCAGCTATCGCCTCTACTAACCCGCCTTACACTGGTACAAAGCCTCAAAACCATGGCCAAAAAACCAACAAAGGCCCAGAAAAAGGTAGAAAAGGTCATGTCCGAATACTCTGCTGGCACTCTTAAATCCAGCTCGGGCAAAAAAGTAACCAGCCGGAAGCAAGCAATCGCTATTGCTATGTCAGAAGCGGGCATGGCACGTAAAAAACCTGCCAAAAAAGGAGGCAAAAAGTAATGGCCGCCAAGAAAAAGGGCTTGTACGCCAATATCAACGCCAAACGCAAGCGCATCGAGGCTGGTTCGGGCGAAAAGATGCGCAAACCGGGCAGCAAAGGAGCCCCAACTGCGGCAGACTTCAAGAAAGCAGCCAAGACTGCCAAAAAACCAAGGAGGTAACCATGGCCGCCGTAGCCATCACCGCTAAAGACACCTACACAAATCTTGTGGAGTACACGGGCGCTAAGTTGACAGCCCTAAATGACTGGTTGGAGGTTCCTGCTCACAGCGGCAGCTATACCATGGCCGCCACCGCTACAGGCGCAGCCAACTTCAAGCTTGCAATCGAGTGCAGCTTTAACGGCAGCTGGTTCACCATTGAAACAGCTAAAACAATCAACTCCGCTGGGGCATACGTGTATTTCTACGACGGTAAACCTGCCGCAAGATTGCGTCTCCGCATTTCAGAAGTCAGCTCGGGCATCCCAGATGTAACTCCTTATATCGCCGTTGCTTATCACGGTTAATGGCAATCCAAACAGTAAACGGAGGCTGTGTTCACATCGAAATCGATGCTGAAGACGGCCTCACCCACGCCACATTTGTATTCAAAACCCCGCAAAACCCCGAAATTATCGGCGGTTTCGTAACTATGTTGACCCAAGGCATCGAAGTGCTGGTGCCAATCACCGATCCCGACGACGAGGAGGACGACGATGATTGAGTATCGCGGCGAAAAATTCGACAGCTACAACAAACCAAAACGCACCCCAAAACACCCCACTAAATCACACGTAGTCCTCGCAAAAGAAGGCGATCAAGTAAAACTAATCCGCTTCGGTCAACAAGGCGTCTCTGGATCACCCAGGAAAGCCGGCGAAAGCGAAGCCGACCGCAAACGCCGCGAGGCGTTTAAGGCTAGGCACGCAGCTAACATTAAAAAAGGAAAGATGTCGGCCGCCTACTGGGCAAACCGCGAAAAATGGTGACTAAATGACTTACACAGTTCCCGGCCGCATCCGCACCCACCTCGTCAGCTCCACCTACATGGGTGGATCGGACAATCCCTTCACGCGCACCGCCGCCGTGATGGACCAGATGAAGGGCTGGGAAATCATGAAAGCGGTGACACTCGGCACTGAGTATCTCCGCGAGAACAGCGAAGCCTTCCTCCCACTGGAGCCCCGCGAGGATTACACCGCATACCTAGCCCGCGTAAACCGCGCAGTATTTTCCCCTTACACCCAACGTCTTATTCGAGCGGCAGCCGGTCTGATCCTCCGCAAGCCCATCACGCTCGAAGGCGACCCCTACTGGAGTGAAGTATTCGCCAAAAACGTTGATGGTTGCGGCTCTGATCTCGACGAATACGCCCGCCGCAGCCTGATTTGTGCGCTTACTTACGGTCACTGCCACACACTGGTCGATTTCCCGGCGCCGACTGACGCCCGCAGCCTTGCGGAAGAACGCGCCCTAGGTCGCCGCCCCTACTGGATCGAAATCGACCCCGCCAACATCTACGGCTGGCGCCTCGACCGCGAGGTCAACTACGGCAACCTCATCCAAGTACGCATCGCAGAAAAAGCTGTTTTACCTGACGGCGAGTTTGGCGAGGCTGTATACGACCAAGTTCGCGTGATCGAACCAGGTCGCTATCGGATTTACCGCCAGACCGAAACCAAGAAAATCCAATCCGGCGGCTTCCCTTACACAAGCACCTTCGACACTACCGGCAGCGCCTCCGACTACGAACTGGTTGAGTCTGGCGCCTACAGCCTCGGCGAAATCCCACTTGTCACATTGTATTCCAACAAGGTCGACACGCTCGTCAGCAAGCCCCCGCTGCTGGACATTGCCTACCTAAACCTGGCGCACTTCCAACGCCAAGCGGACCTAATCCACAGTCTCCACATCGCCTCCCAGCCGATGCTTGTCCTCGAGGGCTGGGACGACCAGACCAAGGACATGGCTGTGAGCGTTAACTACGCAATCGCCACTGCCCCCGGCAACAAGGTTTATTACGTGGAGCCTGCGTCTAGCGCATTCGAGGCACAGACTAACGAAATCCGTGAATTGCAGCAACAAATGGCCACGCTGGGCATCAGCACGCTGAGCCAGCAGAAATTCGTCGCCGAGTCTGCCGACGCCCGCCGCCTGGATCGCGTCGACACCAACTCCATGCTGTCGATGGTCTCGATGGACCTCCAGCAAACACTGCAACAAGCCTTTAATTTGGCCGCCAGCTACTTGCAGCTGGAGCCGCCGAAGGTCTACATCAGCCGCGATTTCGACATTGACCGCTTGATCGGCCAAGACATTACGGCGCTGACTTCACTGTTCGCGCAACAGGTAATCGACCGCGAGGAGTTCCGCGACATTCTCCGCCAAGGCGAAATCCTGAGTACCGGCGTTATGTCGCACAGCGACAACGAACAGCTGGAACCAGCCGAGTCCGCGGAGGAAGAGGCCATGGAGGAAGAACAAGAAGATCTTGTCTAGTTCTTCTGTTCTATACTAGAACGGTCCTACCCGTTATCCGCTGGTGAAAAGCCTGGATTACGTGCAGCAACCGGACGGCAGTTTCCGCTGGGAAATGGTCGAGCTGGATGAATCTGCACGCACGGCAGCTCCTGCACCTGCCCCACAAGAAAGCAAGCCGACACGCACCAAGCGTCGCACTACAACAGAAGAGACTATTTCCCAAACCGCTGAGTACGAATTTTGAGCATGGAAGAGCAAGTCATCCAGGAGACACCCGTGGTGACTCCTGCCCAGCCCGTGGCTGGAGCCGACACCGCTCCCCAACCTGACAATTCAGCCGCCCTGAAAGCGGAATATGAAAGTCAGCTTGCTGCGTTGAAAGCACAAGCCGTTGAAGCCGAGGAAAAATTCCAAGGCATCAAGGCCAAACTCGACGAGGTCTACAAGAAGCAGGACGACCAGCGCAAGAAAACGCTGGAAGACCAAGGCCAATGGAAAGACCTCTGGGAGGAAGCCAACAAGACCGCCCAAGAAAAAGACCAAGTAATCGCCGACCTCCAACGCCAACTGGAGGACCTGCGTACATCCAACGAACAAGCCGCCGTAAAAACAAGCGCTCTATCCGCAATTAGCCGCGCTGGAGCAATCAACGCCGAGCAAATGCTCCAGTTGTTGCAAAACAACCTGCGTAAAAACGACAGCGGCAGTGTCGTTGTCTTAAACGGCGGCGTGGAACAAGACATCAACACCTACCTCTCCAACCTAAAAAATCCCGGCTCTGGATTTGAGCACCATTTCAAACCAAGCAGTGCCGCTGGAATGGGTGCCAAGCCGACACCTAACTCCACGATTGCCCCTGGAATGGCTAACCCATGGAAGGAAGGTAGTATTAACTTAACGAGGC